TTAGAGCGAAAAGCAGAGCGGGAGCGGAGGAAAATTGAAAACGGGTGGCATTGCTCTCGCTCTGCGCACCCGCTCTCCGTCAGTGGCCTCGTCAGGAATATCGTTGATGTTGATTTTACAGGTGTTTCGGAGATATCGGGATTGATTTAGGGATTGATTTGGTGGATGAGATTTTACTGGCTCGACAACTCCATTGAATAAATTACAATTACCTCTTTGTATTTTATATTTTTAAGGTTTGCTCCGCGGTACCCTATGTAAATGTCATGCAAGATATCCTTGGAACTCTTATCTATTCCTTTGCTTTTCAACAAATCCTTACCTCTGCTTGTATAGTCGGCAATTGAATCAATGTTGTCGGAAAATAATTGACTGAGTTTTTCAAGGTAATTTCTGATGCCATTTACCCTGATATCATCCTCGGGCATGTCTTCACCAAAATCAAGAATGGCAAGCATCTTGGCGGAAGACATTTTCGAAATGGTATCAGTGGGTTTTGGTGTTTTTATTTCTGATTGTTTTGCCAGTGCAATTTCTCGCGCGGCATTTAGAGTATCCTTTTGCTTTTGTTCCGCAATCATTTCAGGGGTATCCGGGATCATAAGGATAAGCACCACAACAGCTATAAGGCACAGTGTTGTTATTTTTAACCACTTTGGCGCTTTCTTTTTTTGAGCTTCCATAATCAGGTGTTTTCAGTAAAATTATGGGATTGATGATTATCATGGCTGCCGGCCAGAAACGGCGGCCATGATAGGGGTTTTGCATGGTGCCAGGCAAGTTAGTGTGATAGTGGGCTTATAGGAACTAACTTGCCTTTCTTTTTGCGGGTTTTTCTCCTGTGTTGTCCATTAGTTTAGACAGGTTTTCGACTGTCCTGGCAAGGGTTTGGTTTGCATCGGCCGTCTTTTCCGCTGCAAGGGCCACCTTTTCCAGATTAGCATTTTGCATCTCCATGATGCTCAGGATTCTACTGATCATAGGTAAATTGGATTTAGTGTCCCCCGAATTTAGGATAAGATCGTCAATACCCGGGAGATCCAATGGATTTCCGGATTTATTTTTATTTTTTGTAGATAATCCAGAAGCCCTGGCAACAACAACATCATTCACAATTTGAAACTCCTTTATTAGACTCCTTAGTTCACTTACAGGCTTTCCAGTGAAATAATTCACAGCAACTTCAATCTTCTTCAGATCTACGGCTTTAGGTGGTTGTTTTGATTGTTGCACCCACTTACCTATCCGATCTCGTGGTATGCCTGTAAAATCAGCCAATTCCTGTTGTGTAATCCTAAAAGTCTCTAGTATTTGCTGTATAGTCATATGGTATAAACAAATATTTCACAAATAATTTTGTGAAATCGGAATTATTTCACAATCTTTGCAATACAAAGGCAATTATCAAGGTATTCGCTAACAAATCTAACAATTAAAATGAGCAATACAAAAGACAGGGTAAGGCGTAGTGAGAAGCTGAAAACAGCCGAACATGAGGCATTCAAAAAGAAGGTCGAAGAGTTCGACACGAAAATTGATGCCGCGGAGTTCTTCGGATTCTCCACTGTAACACTGGACGCGATCAAGCTGAAAGGCAGCGGCAAGCCAAGCACCATTGAAACCATTCGCACAAAACTGACAACAGCCGCATAACCTGTAATGGGTATATGTTGCTATTATCATATTACGTGCCATTAAATCTTAAAACACTTTAACAATGCCAAAAATACCTATTTCCTGGGAGGCGCCGGATCGGCTGCAAATGTGGGGACTGTTTACCCTGGGCCTGATAATGGGCTGCCTTCTGAGCCTGCTGGTGATCCTTACATTTTATGACCCCAAATACTGAGTATTTATCAAAACCAATCATAAACATCTGGTCATGAACAACACGAACAATGCAATACAATACAGGGTGAGCCCAGACTACAAGCTGCTCTACTACAAAATGAAAGCCCGGGGCGCGCAGGACCTGCTGACGGGTACTTATGTGGGAATTGCTACGGCACTTCTGTTTTATATAATAGCGGCATGTTGCAAATAGAAAAGAATACGGACCTGGCGGTGATATACGCCATACTGGCTGCGGGAGTAACTACAATGCTTATTTATCTGGGTTTATTGATCACTTACTAAAAATAGAAAAGATGCATTTCACGATCACACCAACATGGTTTTTGCGCATGGTTAAAAAGGGCAGGGAGCTATCGGACTGGATAGATGATGCTTTATTCCCGGTACCTGCAGCCCATACTGGAGCTGTGCTAACGAGGCAGCAGGTACAACTGATGGCTGAAAGGGATGCGGATAAAATTCGCAAACGTATAGCGGCATGCAGGAGTCTGGAACAAGCTTATAGCATAAGGCCGGTGCTAGATAAGTATCGTGAAATGTATGGCAACACGCCGCAGGTAAAAGCGGCCGAGGGCAGCCTGCGACTGGAACTGTTTCACAAGGAGAATGAGATAATAGAGGCGATATGACCGGCGGCACAGTGGGATTCGACGGCGCTCACCCTGACAGGCAGGGGCATGTAACTCTGGGCATGGGCCGCCAGTGTACCGGCCAGTGCCGGGTAGAACAAATAGGCAGCATGATCTGCTGCAACGAATGTGGATGGAATAATAAACGGCCAATAGCAATAAACAATAATACTCAGGACAATGGGAGCGACAACAGAAACACTGAACGGTAATGTGGTGATCGTGGCAACGGTTGATCATCTGCGCATGGTGATAGCGGAATTGTTGGGTGATCTGGGCATAGGGGCGGCACCGGTGAGGAATGTGGAAGTGGTGGCAACTGAGCTGACCACCAGGCAGGCAAAGAAGCACCTGAAGGAAAAGGGTTACAGAGTGGAGAGTGCGCCATACTTCAATAAGCTAGTAGAGCTGCATGGAGTAGTGCCCCAGAAAAAGGGAAAAGAGAACTGGTATAAACTCTCGGAACTGAGTAAGATACCATCAAGAATTTAAAGACGATAGCACACAGTTTTGGGAAGAACGTAGGCTATGTTTTCATATAACATACGGGTAAAAAAATGGTTGCAAGTGCAAGGAGGCCATACTATGCCCGCAAAAAAAGAACAACGATGTCACGGTCAGTTACAATGAAGACGGTACAGCAGCACATCCAATGCGTTTGTGGCCACAACATAGTCACATCGGAGCAATGGCAGGAAACAGGTGCAACCTTGAAGGCGTTGGGGTTTAAACGAAGGAGGGCAGATATGGGTGGCTACTGGTATGTGCGCTCAACGGTTGATGAGGTTTGTCCCGGGGAACATATGGATGACGATTTTTTTAACGACTAAACAGATAAAGATGGACATATCTGCAGCAATAATGAATGGCGCTGAAATAGCCTGCGCCAATGACAAGGAGAGAAACCAGGTACTGGCTATCCTGGACAACCATGGGATAAAGGAATGCCTGAAAGGCCTGGGAGACCCAAACGGAATGATCATCAGCCTGTTTGCTGACAACAGCTACATGGTAGACAATGAATTTGCCTCGACCAATGTGGTGACTGGCGCGGAGATTATTAAAAACAATTTACACATAGCGTAATGATACAAACAGATCTGACCATCGTCAAGGCAAAGATAAAAAATGGCAAACTGGTATGTGAGTTCACAGAGCCAGGAAAGGAAGGCCGCAATAATGTAAGCAAGGACTGCGGCACCCTTGTTCATCCGGATATGACGGAAGCATTCAAACTGCTCAATATACACCTTGGCCTGTTATGTGAGCAGCTGAGGGTTGGCCACCTGCTGAACCCAGAAGATGAGGAGGAGCTGGATCTCTCCAGTCATTACTTCCTGGAATTCGAGGACCAGGAGATGCTTAAGAAAATCACCTGCACAGGTTATTCGATAGGTGGTGAAGCTGAGCATGAGGGGATCACGCTGATAGGCTTGCGCGAACTGAGCAATGAAAAAAAACTGAACCTCATCAGCCCGTTCCAGAAATGGGAGGATGATTTTAACCCCTACGGTCATAGCTATATGCTCTCCAAGGCCATTGCCAAATGTAATGAAGAGGTATGCCTATACCTGCTGGAGGGTAAGTGTGCACCAAACCCTCAACTGGAACTGGATTTCAAAATAGCAGGATAATGGAGATAACGGGAACAATATGCTCTATATCGCCTGTGAAGCAGGTGAGCGAGAAATTCAGGACACGCGAATTTGTACTGGACATAAGCGAGGAATACAATGGCCTATGGTTTACTGGGTACGCAGTTATGCAGGCTAAGAATGCGCTATGCGACTACCTGGCTGATGTGCATAACGGGGACACTGTTCGCTTCATAGTAGGTGACAGGGTAACGGTATCCTTTGGCCTGAAGGGATATAAGGCGAAGACCGGGGATAACTACTACAATCAGCTCTCTGCCCACAAGATAATAGCTGCCGAGCAAACATATACGCCGGTGCCCCAACCGAAGGCGGCACCAGCTGCACCGCAGACGTTCCAGGGAACGACGGGCTATGCGGGGTACCAGCCACCCAAAAAGGAACCGGAGAACGCGCCGATGCCTCCGCCGCCGGTGACAATTGATGATCTGCCATTTTAAATAAACTCAAAAAATACGAGCAATGAGTACCAACACAATAAAGCCGCCAATGATATCCGTAAAGGAAATGGCCCTCCAAATATTGAAACAGTGCACCGTTATTGGAAACATAGTACAATTGCCACCGCAAACTCTGGATGCGAAACTATATGGTGAAGTTAAAAAGCAGCTAGAGCTTATAGGAGGATATTGGAAGGGCGGCAAGACAAAGGGTTTTGTGTTTGAGAATTGCGAGGAGGGATATATAAAGGGCCTGCTGGATGAGCAGGCATCGGGTGAAGGCCGGAACCTGAAAAAGGAACACCAGTTTTTTGCAACGCCACGGGAACTGGCAGAGCGCATGGTGCTGCTGGCCACTAAAAATATGGTGCTAAGTGACGCTACCCGATTCCTGGAACCATCAGCGGGTGATGGTGCACTGATAAAGGCCATAAAGGAGAAACATGTGGCTGCAGTGGACTGTTTTGAAACAATGGAGCCCAATAGAAAGGTTCTGCAGGAACTGGCCGGCGCCAACCTTATAGGTACGGATTTTCTGAAAGAGGCACAGCACAAGACTGCTAATATACTCCGCGGCAGGTATGATATTATCGTTGCTAACCCTCCGTTTACCAACAACCAGGACATAGACCATATCATGGCAATGTACGATTGCCTGAAACTAAATGGCCGTATTGTAACCCTTGCTTCTGTGTCGTGGACGTTTGGCAGCCAGAAAAAACAGGAGGCCTTCAGGAACTGGCTGAAAGAAGTGGATGCTTACCAGGAGGAACTACCGGCAGGTACATTCTCTGATTCTGGTACTCAGGTGCGTACTATGTTGCTGGTGATAGATAAGCTGGATAAGCGGGTGCCGGTAGCTGCAGTTATAAAATTGAAGATCGGAGAAAGGGTGCGAGTCATAGGTGGGGCATACAACGATCGCGCCGGTGTGCTTACCAAGTTTGTCCCCCCGGAGTGTGCCGCGGTTGAATTGGACAAAAAAACATGGGAGCGCATCAGCACTCACCCGTACATACAAGAAAAGTACCTAGTACCGGAAGTGGAAACTGCAGAGAACGTCGACCAGATCTTCGATAAAATGGAAGCTGTAACACTGGAAGAAATTCAACAAGAACAAAAAAACACAAATATGGCCACAGCAAAAAAATCGGTTCCTGCTAAAAACGCAGCAGGAGCAAAGCCGGCACCACCGGCTAAGAGTAACAAGAAATCAGCGGGTGTTTCTGCGCTGATCAGCGACATGCCGATACCGGGTGCCGGCAGCATTACAGAGATCGACATCAACAATATTGAGGGGGACCCGAACCAGCCGCGCAGGTTCTTCGATGAAAAGGAACTGATAGATCTGGCACAGAGCATAGGGCAATTCGGGGTAAACTCTCCTATAATGGTGCGGCCAATAGACGGGCAGCTGCATAAATACATGATCGTATTTGGTGAGCGCCGGTACCGGGCAAGCAAGATGGCAAAGATAAAGACCATCCCCTGCATGATCAGGCAGCTGACCGATGACGAGGCACTGGAGCTCCAGATCACGGAGAACCTGCAGCGGCATGACCCACATCCGATGGAAGAGGCGGCGGCATTTGAAAAAATGGAGGCCAAATACGAAAACCTTCAGGAGATTGCAACCCGTGTGGGCAAGTCGACGAAGTATGTAGCCAACCGTCTTGCCCTTAACAACCTGCTACCGGAGTTCCAGGAGATATTCTTTGCAGGCAAATGCCTTATGAAGGATGCAGTACGATTGGCGAGACTCGCAGCTGATGACCAAAAAGCAGTATTCAAGGAAGAAGTGCCCAAGAACTGGAAAGAAAGAGCAGACTGGGAACTGGATGACATAGAATATTATGTGAACCAACAGGAGAACAATCTGGACAGGGCGCCGTTCAAAACAGAAGATGCAAAACTATACCCGGAAGCGGGCGCATGCGGTGGCTGCAGATTCAACAGCGCAACTACACCTCTCCTGTTTGACGACAAGCGAACTGCCCGGGTTTGCGGCAATTCAGTGTGTTTCGGGATAAAGAAGCAGAAAAGCTATGCACAGCAGGTAGAACAAGTGCTAATGGATCCTACGACTGTTTTCGTTACGTCACGCGGTAGCAGCGACAAGCATAAAGAAAAGGCTGTAACAGATATGGGGGGCACCATATTGATCCCTGCAGAGTGGACACAGGTAGATGTAGAGGAAAGACCCGACTGGGATTCTTTTGTAGAGGAGAACACAATTGATGAAAAACCCGACTGGGATAACTACCTGCAGGAAAGGAAGGCGCAAGTAGGAAACTGGGAAAAGGACGCTAAGAAATTCATCAAAAACTGCCAGGAGGAATTCAAGAAGCTAGAGGAAGAATGGAATGAAGAACTAGCCGAGCTGAAACCAGTATTTGACAAGGAGGTGGAGACGTGGGAGGAGGAACAAAAAGAACTGGCGGAGGCCAGGCAGTCGGGGAAAGTGAAAAGGGCGTTTGTAGTGAGTGGCAGTAATGAAGGAACATTCATCGACATCATACCGACAGTACAGGGAGCCAATAAAGTTGATGCTGCTGCGCCAACCGGAGCGGAGGAGGAAATATCAGGAATACAGCAAAGAGAAGCCAGGGCAAAGGAACTCGATCATGAGAAGGTTTGGGAGAAGATACGATCGTTTGCGCTCAGCGGTGAGGGTGAAATGCTGAAACATGGGGGCACGATGGACCCGGTAGAAAACATTGCATTGTCTGTGGCAATTTATGACTCCCTGGGATGGGGTGAGAAAAGGTACTTTAATAGTGATGTGCTGAAGCTGGAGAAGAAACAGGACTACGGACCGGCATTGGCAGAGCGATTGGGGAGCATGACCATAATAGAGAGAAATATTCTTTTCCGACTGTTTTTGATGCAAAAGCTATTTACGATGGGATCATCTCATGAACGGTCATATAGTGCATTCTGGGCTAAGAAGGTAACAGAGGTATATCATAGTGACCAGGTAGAGTTCCTGGTGGCAGAACAAAAAGAGATAGCCGACAGGCGAGCTGTCAAGGTAAAACAGCGGATAGATGCATTAAAGAAAAATTCAAAATCTAAAAAATGAGCCGACACGGAAGCACCTATTACCGTACAATGTTGGCGGCGCTGGATGAGCTGGGGGTAAATATCACAATCAATAGAATAGGCCCCAGGTGGTATGAGGTTCACAGGAATTTTCAGGCTGTGAAGAAATACCGGACCAGAAGATCCGCGAATAAGTACGTAGTGAGGGAATATAACCGGTATGCGGTAACTGAGCCGCCTTAAAACTGCATGCACCACCCAAAAGACACAACCATTAAATATTCGACTAAATCTGGCTTATGGAAAATAGTAAAATAGAATGGACCGACAATACTGAGAACATTATCAGGATAAAGGGAAGCAGGGCCTTTTACTGTACCAAGGTGAGCCCAGGATGTAAGAACTGCTATGCGGAGACCATGAGCAAGCGCCTGGCGGGTATTGGGCACGATGCCGTTACTTATGAATATAAGGTGAGCAGGAATACTCCTGAACTGGAGCTGCGCGAAGACGTTATGCGAGGTTGGGCCCAGCGTAAGCACCCAAAAAAACTGTTTGTAAGTAGCATGACAGACGTTTTCGGAGAATTTGTACCTGATATATGGGTATACAAGATACTGGATGCGATGATAGCCGCGTCGCTGCAAACATTTCAAGTGCTGACAAAGCGCGCCACAAGGATGAAAGAGCTGGTAAACGCTTACTGCGAAAGGAAAGTCATAACCCATCTACCCGACAATATTTGGCTTATCGTGAGTGTGGAGGACCAGCACTATGCTAATGAGCGGATCCCTGAATTGCTTAAGACAAACTGTAGTATTCGCGGGCTGAGCATAGAGCCACTCCTGGGACCGGTTGATCTTACAAAAATAAGCCTTGATACTCCGGTACCTACTAATATCAATTGTCTGACTGGTGATGAGTTTCACTTTATGGAATTCAGGATGAGACACATCGACTGGGTAATCACAGGTGGTGAGAGCGGTCACGGTGCCAGGCCGATGCATCCTGACTGGGTGCGAGAGATCAGAGATAATTGCAGAGAATATGGTACTGCTTTCTTCTTCAAGCAATGGGGTGAATGGGTTCCTATAGAGGAATCAGCACAGCCTCCCTTCTTTAATTACCAGAATGGCACCGTGGCAGATGGACACGAATTGCTATCTATTGAAGAAATGGAAAACAGTAAACGGTGGGATCCAGGATGGTGGTGCATTGAGGAATCTGAGGAGCCCTGTCTGTTTGAAAGGGTTGGTAAAAAGAAGGCCGGCAATTTACTAGACGGAGTGACGTATGAAGCATTTCCAATAAAAAAGCAAGGGCAGAGCTAAGCAGCACGGAATGAACTATATACAACTGATCAACAATATTTGGCAATTACGCAGGAGTAAACACCTATCAAGTGTACAGTTCGATCTGTATATGTGTATTGTTCACGAGAGCAATACCAGGGGATGGGAGAATCCGATGCGAATTACAAACGGGTTAATCTGCGCGAGCATCGGCATCACTGAAAAAACGCTGATAGATGCACGCAACCGATTACAGCAACTTGGAGTGATCAGCTTTGAGAATGGTATAACTAAACGGCAATCCCCTACGTATTACATACTTGAATACTGGAAAAATTACAGTATTGACGATAGTATTGATGCTAGTATTCCGGGGGGTAATCAAGGGGGTATTGCGGTGTACATTAATAATAAACTAAACAAGAGTAAAACAAAACAGTCTTCCGAAGCTAAAGCTTCGGCCCCCCGAGACCAGGTTGCAAAAAAAAAGAAGAAAAAAGCTGCTGCCGGCGAGGGGCTGGAATACTGGCAGCAACTGGTAGCAATCTGGTTTGACTTTTACGAAAACGTCCATCCTAAAAAAGGAGAGCAGCCGACGTTCAGCAACAGGGAACCAAAGAGCCTACATGAAATAGTGCTGCTGCTGAAAAAAAGAAGCGATGCGCGAAACATGGCCTGGACCGAGGAACATGCCAAAGAAAAATTAAAAAACTTTCTAACTCATGCATCGACGGTGGTGTGGATCAAGGATAACTTTTTGCTACATAACATGCAATTGCAATTTGATAAAATAGTAAATCAGCACAGCGATGGTACACGACATAAAGACAGTACTGGCGGAGGAAATTCCGGACGGAATGATGCTCCAGAAAACATCATACAGCCCGGTAGTGGTTTCTTCGGGTGAGGAATGGCAGGACGTGGAGCTGACACCTGAGGAGATCCAGTTTGCGCTGGATGGAGCCAAAATACTGAAGTACGAGCGGCTGAAGCTGGAGATCAACGACCGGAAGCGCCAGCAGATGAAGGCAGAGATACTGAGGCCATGGTCACCGGAAGAGATGTATGGCTATATCCTGGATCATAGGGCCGGGAAAGTGGGATTCAGCAAGAATGGTGGCAATGATGGAAAGGAGGTGTTTGTGGTGGATGCGGATAATGAAGCTATCATCAAAGCGCTGTGCTTCTATTTCACGAACGACAAAAGATTCGAGGAGCTGGGCGTGTGGGATGAGCAGCGGACCGGCTATACGAAATTCAACTGGAGGCTGCATAAGGGAATCCTCCTGTGCGGATCCTACGGAACGGGTAAGACCAAGCTGATGAAGATGTTTTGCAAGAACAAGCGGCAGTGCTTCGATGTTATGTCCACCTCACAGATCGCATCAGCATTTAGCAAGAATGGCGATACAATAATTGACTTCTTCAGCAATGTGCACCGGTGGGATGTGAAGGGTGCTGGAAACTTCTACCAGGACTCAGTAGGTGTGTGCTTTGATGACCTGGGGAATAAGACAGAGGGGGATAAGATATTTTTTGGTACCCGGGCGAACGTCATGCAGAGCATTCTCAAAATGCGGTATGATAACGGGCTGCCGTTCCACCTGACCCACATCTCCACGAATTGCACGGCTAAGGCGTTGCAGGAACACTATGGAGGTGCGGTGTGGAGCCGTATACTGGAGATGTTTAACGTAGTGGAGCTGAATGGAAAGGATAGAAGAAAATAAAAAAATAGCGCTATGACTTATATGATCTCACAGAATAGTACTATAACCAGCACATTGCCAGCACTGGCTGCTATGAACTACGATATAACTGCAGTCCTGGACGAAGTATCTGAAGCCTTTGGAGTGCCGGCCGCTTTGATCACCAGCAAATGCCAGCGGCATATAGTAAAAACTGCACGGTGGATATACTGGCTGGCATTACTGCAGAAGGGATATACACAGGCTGAATGTGGCAGAATGACTGGCGGCCATCATCCATCATCCGTATCACATGCGCTGTCGCAAATAGACCACGACATAAAAAATGACCCCATCACCATACAGGGATATGAGAAATTAAGGCACCTCTTCATTAACAACAAAGCAAAAAATGAAACAGATACCGATACTAATGAACGGCCAGGTTGTAGCCACACTGGAACAGCGTAAGAAGAAGACGAGGCGGGTGATCAAACACCCACACATTCTGGGGTTGCTAAATGACGGTACAGCAACAAAAGAATATATATCGTCTCTGGAGGGGTTCTGCCCCTTTGGAAAGCCAGGGGATGTGCTGTATGTACGGGAGACAATGCGAGTGGCTTCCTGGGACTGTGAAGGTTGGTTCCAGTTTGCCTATAAAGCGGATGAAGGATTTATGAATCATGACGGCGGCCTGTATGAGAACGATGATGATGGTGAAAAGGAAATGGCCTGGTACCTGAAGGCTGGAGACTACCTGGAGCGTATTGGGGCTGAGCAGGATGAAGAGGGTATATACAGGAATTTCACGTTGCCGTGGACACCGGCGATACATATGCCAAAAGCTGCTGCAAGGATATGGCTGGAGGTGGTGAGCATAGGTGTAGAGAGGCTACAGGATATCAGCGAAGAGGATGCAAAGGGGGAAGGAATACTATTCTATAATGACGAAGGGCGTAACAGGTACAAGGATTATAGTGATGCTGCGCGCGGGTATGATGACCTAAAATTGGGTTACCCGTCATTTGGCATAGCAAAAACATCGTTCTGCACTCTATGGGAAAAGATCAACGGCCGCGAAAGCTGGAATGCTAACCCATGGGTGTGGGTGGTGGAATACAAAGTACTGTCAACTACCGGCAAGCCGGGCAATATAGAATAGTATGCCGGCGGAAGATCTGATAAGTAAAAACAGGCTGCGACGTATGTGCCAGGACATAGATGAGTGGAAGCGCCAGCTGACAATACTGGAGGGTGAATGGATGCTGATAGGGAAATATCACCGGGAACGGTGGTTTCAGAAAATCATGCGGAAGACACTGGAGGAGCTGCTTGCCCGATATCATTTTGTTGTAACAGTAATCATTACTCTGGAGCGGGATATAGAACAGGTGCAGGAAATGATCTACAAGCACTACCGGGCTATGGAGGAACTGGAGGACAGTATGAACCCTTTTGCTGGTATCAATTTTAAGGAAACACCATTGGTTCAAACGACAATGTTTTAATATGAGTATTCTTCAGGTGGCCGACTACCAGGCGGGAAAAATAAGGACTTATACGGGGTTGATCGTGGACCTTATGAGACCGACGGCTGACATGATATGCGTGGAGGATATAAGCATGGGCCTTGCAAACGTGTGCAGGTTTGGTGGGCAGATAGGCAAGCATTACAGTGTAGCCCTTCACTCCCTGCTGGTAATGCAACTGGCACAACCAGAGCTGAGCCGCTATGCCATCATACACGATGCCAGTGAGGCATACCTGGGAGATGTGGTAAAACCGCTGAAACATATAATAGGCGAAAAGTACGCGCTGATAGAAGACCGGTGGATGCATGAGATCTGCGCGAAGTATGGATTATGCTTCAGCCATCTGGAAGCTATAAAGCGCTACGATGGGCAGGCCTTGCAAATGGAACACAAGTACCTGCAGCTGGGCGACAGGGAAAGCAAGGAGGCTATGTATTTCGGGTCTTTCCTGGAAAGGTTTAAGGGGAAGAGCACCAGGACGATCGCAGGGATATTTGAGCACAATTTTGAAAACGTTTTTAGTAAAAAGGAAATATAATGGCACATTCTTGTCCTGAATGCGACAGCTACTGCACCTGTGGCGGCGATATTGACGATATGCAGCTCGACGGCACAGCCGAACAAATACGATGCACCTGCTGCCTAAACAGGCGCTGGGATGATGACGACTATCTGGACGACGATGATGATTCTGATTATCTCTGCAGCCTGTATTTGGAGGAGGAACGGCAACGGAGAATTTATCGCCGCCGGATGAAGGGACATCTGCGAAAATTACGAAGCAGAAAGCCTGACCGTAAACTGTTCTATATAATTATTGGGGGAAGACAACGGAAATACTATAGCAGAAAGACATATTCCATCGCCTATAAAGCCGGATGGATAGACGATCTGCCATTTTAAAGCAGTAACAATTCATTTATCATATAAAAACAAAGCAATGGCAGACAATCAACTAAAAAAGGCCATGGAGGCCTACAAGACAGCAGATGCTGCACTAATGGCAGCGCTGGAAGATATTTTCGGGAAAGAAAACCTGAAGGGCAATTTAATGGACAGGGTGCACTCACTCGATGATCTGTTCAGGGAAGCCGGCAAGGATCCCGCAGCGTATGCCATCCCGGAGAACGGCACCTACACGGAGAAGGCAGACATGTACCTGGCACGGCTGATGTTGGCGGAAGAGCTGTTTAACGCCGGAGAAGTAATAGACCTGGCCAATACGGACCAGAAGAAGCACTACCCCTATTTTGAGATCATCAAGGATAAAAAGGCCCTTGCGGGTTTCCGGCTTTCGTACCGCGTCTGCGGTTACGACCTCGACGGTGCGCACCTCGGCGCCCGCCCCGAATTCACCAGGAGTGAGCATGCAGTACATGTGGGGAAGATACTGCAGCCTGAATATGAAGCGATGGCGCAAAACAGGCAGATGGCACGTAATCAGAAAAAATAGTTTTCATCACAAAAACAGATAATAACAATGGAACAGAACCAAAATGTAAGAGAGCGCATAGGCGTATTCTCAGACTTCTTCAAAGAAGCAGGATTGAACGAACAGAGCTTCATGGTACCAGAAACGGGTACATGGGCACAAAAGGCAGCCGCGCAGCTTACCCGCCTGAAGGTGGCAGAGCTGGTGCTGAATCGCGATAAGACGGCCAACAAAGCAGATACCGGTCAATGGAAGTACACGCCATACTTCAGGATCATCAAGGACGAAAGGGCCCTTGCGGGTTTCCGGCTTTCGTGCTTCGGCTACGATTACGACCGCGACGTTACGGTCCTCGGCGCCCGCCCCGAACTTTTGACATCAAGTGATGCCATCTACCTGGGCAGGGAACACCTTGCGGAGTGCGAATTGCTAATGCAGTACCAGGCTATGGCGGATGCGGAACTCATGGAAAAACTCAGGCAGAAACTGTAATCATCATCAATTTCATATTAACAATTTCATATTAACAATTTCAAAAACATGGAACAGGAACAGAATTTAAGAGACACCATCACCAGTTACAGCGACTTCTTCCAACTGGCAGGTAAAAACGAAGCGGACTATACGGTGCCTGAAAATGCCTCATGGGCGCAAAAGGCAGCGATGCAGCTTAAACGCCTGAAAGTATCGCAGCACGTATTGAATAAGGGCGTGAAGGTGGTAAGGGCCAATACAAGCCAGTGGAAGCATTGGCCGTATTTCAGGATCATTGAAGATGCTGGGGCCCTTGCGGGTTTCCGGCTTTCGTACCGCGACTTCGTTTACGACCGCGACGGTACGGACCTCGGCGCCCGCCCCGAGTACCTGAATGAAGACGATGCAACATGGATGGGTGAAACATTCACTTCGGAATTCGAGCTGCTGGAGCAGTACCAGGCCATGGCTGACGAAGAAGAAGCATAAATAATAAGGGTGGTGCAGTGTAATGCTGAGGCCCTTGCAGGTTTCCGGCTTTCGTACAACGACTACGATTACGACAACGACAATACGAACCTCAGCGCCCATCTCTGTCTAACATATTGACACTGCAGACCTTGCCCACATGGCAAAAAATCACGATAGTAAGAAGGGCTTTGGTACCGGTGGCGCTATTCGCAGCGCCACCGGGAAGAAGACTGGTAAAACAAAGGCTCGCCAATAAAGACTACGGCGGGTAAACATCACATGAAACGATTCGGCAACCTCTTTACGACCATATGCAGCATGGATAACCTGCGGCTTGCGGATATGAAAGCACGCAAGCAGAAAGGCCACCAGAAGGGCGTAAAGGAATTTGACCGGGACCGGGAAGCAAACCTGCAGGCGTTGCATCAATCGCTGGTGGATGGCAGTTATCGCACATCAGCTTACCGGGTATTTCCGATATATGAGCCAAAGGAGCGCATGATATACATGCTGCCGTATAAGGACAGGATCGTGCACCATGCTTTAATGAACATCCTGGAGGGAATCCTGGTGCCGACGTTTACGGCTGACACCTACAGCTGCGTGAAAGGCAAAGGGGTGCATAAGGCAAATGAAGGCCTGAAGCGTGCCCTTAAAGACAGGCCCTGCACACAATACTGCCTGCAGTTGGACGTGCGCAAGTTCTATCCAACGGTAGACCATGAGATACTGAAGCAGATTTTGCGCAGGAAGATCAAGGACAAGCAACTCCTGGCGTTACTGGATAGCATCATTGATAGCGCGGAAGGAATTCCGATCGGAAACTACCTGAGCCAGTATTTTGCCAACCTATACATGACGTATTTTGATCACTGGCTGAAAGAAGTAAAGAAGGTCAGGTATTACTTCAGGTATGCGGATGACATAGTGATCCTGGCATCGAATAAGGCGGAGCTGCACCAACTGCTGGCCGATATACGGACCTACCTATCTATTAACCTCAAACTGAGCATTAAAGGAAACTACCAAATATACCCTGTCCCATCGAGGGGCATAGACTTTGTGGGATATGTGAATGATCATGAACATACCCGCGTACGCAAGAGAATAAAGCAAAACTGCGCACGGAGATTGAAGAAGGGCTGCCGTAAGGAAACGATGGCCAGCTACCTGGGATGGTTTAAACATGGAAACTGCAAACACCTCACCAAAAAACTATTCATCAATGACCCATTTCAGCGAAATGAACATCCCGCAGCAAAACAACCACTTTGTGGGGAACAAAGTAAGTATACTCGACATTTTAAACGAAAATATAGAAGTACACCAGTACAAGATAGTGGCTTCGAAACTGGAACCGGGCAAAGGGAGCGGCCGGTGCCTCCACCTGCAGATACAGAAGGATAATACAAAGCACGTAGTATTCTCAGGATCCGAGAACCTGATGAGGCAAATAGAAGAGGTGGATAAGGATAAATTCCCATTCATCGCAACCATCAGGAAAAAGGAAAGATTGTTGTATTTCTCATAACAATACCCCTGAACCTTCCTATTAGCAAAGTAACTTTTACATTTGCATTTCTATGTCAGAGGTATTTACCAGCACTATCGCAATGCCTGCCGGACCGGTTGAATTTACCTTCGACCGGTTACCGGTGACATCTGATTGGCTGTATGCAGTCTACTGCAATTACGAGGGTAGGGATTATTGCTTTCATATGGCATACGACACCAGTGGATCCTGCGATTTTAAAATCATTGATAGACGTAACTGTCCTTATGTGCTGCATGAGCTGCAACACCTCTTGTCCACGGCGATAGAACACCACCACGCATGATGAGAGCGCCCAGTCTTGTGAAGTATGCGCAATGTGAATAACTTCTTTTCGCTATTTTATTTCTCCGTTGTAATATTGTGTATCCCAAAACTGTGTGCTGTTTTTACCCGTTAAAAACAGCGCGAAATGATTTTCATAAAGACAGACAACGCTATCAGCACGCTTCAGCGCCTGGGAGCGGCTTTGAGTGACCCGCAGCTGCGCATAGTGATCAGCAGGGCGATCAACAAGACCTTAGGCCAGGGGCGAACAATAGCCCGTACAGAGGTAAAGAAGGTATACAACATTTCACAAAAGGACCTTGATGGCATCGACTTCAAACGGGCGAACCCTTCCAACGTTACCGGTAGCCTGACGGCTTCCCGAAAACCTATACCGCTGGACTCATTCGGGCCCAGGCAGGAAACGGGGAGCGGATCTGTGCGCATCACCAAACGGGGAGCGCATAAGACCATCACATTCAAGCGCGCAAAAGCGAATCCGACAGCCGGTGTATCCATTGAAGTATTCAAGGGCAAGCGGGAAGTAATTCCTTATGCCTTCCTGCTCACGGGAGGTGCTGCCCGTGTGTTTGCTCGCGGCCAGTACCGAAGCGGCACGCAATATGGCTTTGTGGAGCGCCATCACCGCGTCAGCAATGATGGCAATGACCTGCCTATCAAGCCTCTGATAACGGTGAGCATGTTCGGTGAGGTGCTCAATGACAAGGTGCTCGGGAATATAGCCAGCAAGGTAAAGGAGATCTACCCCGGCCAGTTGGAGAACCAAGTCGTTTTCATGTTATCAACCTTATAGTCTGCCCTGTACCGGGGACCTTACCAAACCAAAACAATTGTGGCAAAAGCAACGGCTAATGGCAGGATGGGATTACGGGCATATGCCCGGAGATGTAGCGCAAGCCACGTGGCAGTGCATAAGGCCATAGACAAGAAAATAATAGTTGCGGGATGGGATGCGGTAAAGGAAGAGATCATTGTAGCTGAAGCTGACAGGGAATGGGGCGAAGGCTTTATGGCCAAGAAGGGGGTAACCCCTATGAACCCGGCCACGGAGAAACAGCGAGAGATAGCCGATGCCATTAATAGTGCTGCAGAGAAAAAAGAACCTACTACCAGGCAGGAAAAATCAGCTGTAAAAAAAGGCGAGCGGGAGACTAGTGGGGATGACGAAGGGAGCATAGAGTGGGAAGGCGGGGAAATACCGAACGATATCAAGTTTGCCGAGGCGCTGAGGATAGAGCGGATCCAGATGGCCCGGCACAAGATGATGCAGGCAGATGAATTGGAGGGATTATTGGTAAGGAAGGCGCTGGTGCAGCGACAGCTAATAGTGGCAGGGATAGAAGTAAGAAAAGCTATCGAGCGTTTTCCAACAACTGTGATCGACAAAGTACTCTCAGCGAAGAACCGCACAGCTGCTCTAAAAGTACTGGACGACGCTGTTACTGAATTGCTGGAAACCTTGCAAGAAAGAATTACTACCGCTATAGGCGCATCAGAGGAAAAAGAAACGTCCACAAATGAATAGAAACAAAGGCATAGCACCCCCTCCCCGCCACTATTCCGATAAGGAAAGGGCGATGTACTATAAGGTGCAGTTTAAACGCCTGGAGCGCAAATACACCGCTTTTGTGATACTGGCATCAACGCTTTACGGGATGCTGCTGCTAGCGTTTTTCTTTCTATTGTATCATGCGCTTACCACTTCCGGCAAAGAAACCCTCAAGTCCTTCGTACTTATTGGCGGCTTTCTAGATGGGATGCGGCCTGACCCAAAGCTGACCGTTACTCAGTGGGCGGAAAAGAAGCGTAAGCTTTCAAGTAAGGGCAGCGCGGAACACGGCCCATACCGGGTAAGCAGAACCCCATACCTGCGGAGGGCCATGGATGCGCTCAGCGTGTCCAGCGGTATTATTAAGATAATCGTAATGAAGGGAATACAGGGTGGGTGGACAGAGGTTGGGTTCAACACCATTGGGTATTATATTGACTGTGTACCCTGCCCTATCATGTATGTAATGCCTACGGTGCAAACCATGGAGCGCAACGTCAAGCAGCGAATAGACCCAATGATCGATGACTGCCCGGCACTGCTGGAGAAAGTAGGCAAGAAACGCAGCAAGGATGGCGGCAACACCCTTCATCAAAAGGATGGGCCAGGGTTTGTGCTTATATGCACGGGTGCAAACAGCGCTGCAGGGCTGAGAAGTGTTGCCGTCAGGATCCTCATAATGGATGAGGTGGATGGGTACCCGGGCGATGTGGATGGGGAAGGTAGTCCCGTAGCGCTGGCAGAAAACAGGCAGGTGACCTTTGGCGATGCTAAAAAGGTGTATATGCCCAGCACTCCGACAATCGAGGGGGAAAGTAAAATAGAAAGTGAGTTTGATCTGACCGCCCAGGAATATTACTATGTTCCCTGCCCGCACTGTGAAAAGCTACAGGTACTGGAATTTGAGAACATGAAGTGGGAAAAAGGTAAATACCACGATGTATACATGCAGTGCATCCATTGCCCGGGGAAGATATACAACCGGCATAAAACGTGGATGCTGCAGGAAAAGGGTTATTCTCCTGATGGATTGGCCGAATGGAGAGTGACCCGGCCTGAGCTGTCTGATGAGCAGGTTCTGGGACAACACTGGAGCAGCTTGTACAGCCCTGACGGATGGCTGAGCTGGACAGAAATAGCAAAGGCATGGGATAAGGCTGAGAATGATGAGCCGGCCATAAAAACCTTTATCAATACTATTCTGGGGAAAAGCTACAAGGTGAAGGGAGATGCACCCGCATGGCAGCAGTTGTTTGAACGTGCCACTGCTGCAGGCCTTTCCCGCAACGTGCCAATGAATGACGTTGCTTTCATCAGTGCGGGGGTGGACGTGCAGGCTGACCGGTTGGAAGTAGCAATTGTGGGGTGGATGTATGGCCGTATATCTCAGCAGATAGACTACAGGGTAATAGACGGGGACACCGCAAAGGATGATGTATGGGCCACACTCGGTGAATACCTGAATGAGACCTGGACAGACAGTTCGGGCCGGAATATGCAGATCCGCATTATGGCGGTAGACACGGGTTGGAATACCAGTAAGGCCTATGACTTCTGTAAGCTGCATGGTATCAAGCGCGTTATTCCGATAAAGGGGGGCAAGGACACTGTACGAATGCCATTTCTGTCGCCAAAGGCTGTGGGAAAGACAAAGCAGGGAAAGACGATCGGAAAGGTGAAGGTATTCACCCTGGGTGTGGGCTACCTGAAGGAACAGCTGTATGGCTGGCTGCGATTGTCTATACCAGTGGAGGGTGATAATGCCGGAGTGATCCCGCCCGGGTACTGCCACTTCCTGCCACAGGAAACGCACTTTTTCAGAGGCATCACCGCCGAGGAACTGGTGCCGGTGAGATCTTCGAAAACAAATGCCATCACCTATGCCTGGGAAAAGAGGTATGCCCGTAATGAACCGCTCGATACGATGATCTATGCGATGGCCGGAGCGTATGTGCTTGGCTTTGACAGGTGGGACGCGGCAAGATGGAAGAAAGAGGCCGGCCATACTGAAAAAACAAAGGGCAAGCAAGTACCTGTTACAGCTACTGCAGCAACAGAGACACCGCAACCGCCACAAAAAGCGCCGGAATCAGAAACGAAACCAACCACTAAAAAAAGAAGAAGCAAGGGAGGCTTCTGGTAAGTATATGAACACAGAGAAATACCCGGTTATCAAAATCGATTACAAAATACTGACCGATGAGGACGAAATGCCCACCGGTCGGCATAAAGGCAAGAAAATGAAGGACGTGCCAGCAAAGGACCTGATATGGCTGCATGAGCAGGGATGGGCCAATAAGAGTGTGACAGCTTATGTGGTGGACAACTGGGATATGCTCTGCCAGCAGGCCGGCAGGAAAAAGAAGTAGTGCCGTATAAAATGACCATTAAACACAACTTTTTATATGAATGTACGCCCATTAGATAAATTGCTGATCGAGGCAGCTTGCAAGTACTACGATATTGAACAGTCATTCTTCAGGATAAAGAAGAAGGACGGCAACACACCCAGGCGGCGCGTGCTCTTCTGGCTGCTGGCCAATGATGCGTGTATGGACTATAGTACTATAGCCCGGGAGTTCGGGTACAGTCGAATGTCGATATGCGATGGTGTTAAAACTATAGATTTTCAGAAGGGAATGATCAACACCATTGCCAGAGATATTGATAATATTCGTAAAATTGCAGACTGTGAGCAAAAGGGATAAAAGAGACTGGCTGCCAGTTGACTACTGGAAACATAACTACCGCACCCGGTTCATTGTGGGATGTGTGTTCCTAGTACTGTTTGGTGTATACTACCTGCTCAGTTACAAAATGGGCTGGCTGCCGATACTACCTGTGAAATAATTATTTATTTGGTAAAGGGGTTGGCAAAAGATTTGCTGACCATTCCGCTTCTACTCCTGCATCTTTAAAGGCCTTTATGTCACGCTTGATCTGAGCCAGGACTTCCTCAGGGTTATCACCACTCGACTTTACGGTATCGGTCCATGATACCAGGCCCGCACGCAGCAATTTCACTTTGGCTGCAGATTCCTTAACAGGATCAAGCATTTCCCGCTTAGGTGGTGTCCAGGCAAAGGTCAGATCATCAGGCAAGCGCAGCAATGGAGAGCCGGGAATTAAAGGCACCTGCTCCAGGAACCATTTCAATACCCTTTTGCAGAAACCAGGAATAAGCGTCATCCATTGCCAGTGATCGAGGCAGCGCTGATGCTCTATCCAGCCCATGCGTCCGGAAGAGAAATTAACTTCAGACAGATCACCGGTCATCATTTCATAAGTAACTTCATATCCTGAAGCGATGCTCCTTTGCTTCCCCTTTTTATAATCCTCGTTGCCAGCGGCTGCGGGAGGTGTCATTGATTGCAGCTGCTCACCGGGATACAGGCGATAGATAGTTCCGGGTTCAATTTTCTCAAGATCTTCATTAGCGTCATAATCTTCAGGATTGATGTTACCGTCCAGCTTATCGCTGTCCAGGGTAACACGGGCCATAGCAAATGATGCCTGTGTCTTCTTGCCCATCAATTCAGCATCTTCGTATTCGTCAAGATCCTTTTCCTCAATGATTGTGGCAGAGCCAGAAGGCACACCTCTATTCTGCCCGGGGTAATCAACGTCCAGTGGGTGGATCACGTCCTCTGCCAGTGTCCTAACCGGCTCCGTCCACCACTCCGAAGGGTGGCGCTGGAATAACCAGTAAGCCTTTACCTTGCCGCGGCTGTCGTATTCGATGCCATTCATTATATAACCGCCACCAGATAACCGCTGATCGTTCAAATACGTGGCAAGAAACTCCATTTCCAACGCCTGGAGCTGTATGCCGATAGGATTTTCAGACAGAGGTACACGGCGCCTCAGTATCAAAAGCTCACCGTCCCTTTTGTACGTCTTAGCCACTAGCTTTTCTATGCCGTAGAAATCAAGTCGCTCATTGAAGTCACAAGTAGTTTCCTCTGCAAACAAGAGCCAGAGCTTGCGCAGGTATGCCTCCGCGCGTTTATCAGATGAATTAATAGTAAGTTGGATGCCTGTACCTACCATGCCATTGGCTATAGCGTTGATAGCCCTTTTTGCATTTGTGGTATTCTGGTAGAGGTATTTCGTACGCTGGCGCAGCAATGTGGCATCGCGGCCAATGTCTTTATTGGCGCTGAGGTTATTGACGGGAAAACCATCAGTACGCCGGCCATGGGCTGCACCCTCATATTTGCGGTTGACGGTGTTTTTCTTTGGGGAAAAACCACCACCGGAGCCCTTGGCGGGAAAGAAGCTATCTAGTTTTTGTAAGGCTTTGCTGGCCATGGCTGCTTATTTAATTCCCTTCTTCCTCGGGTGTGGTGAATGCGTTGATCAACTTTTCATAGGCTGCTGCGTATTCCTGGGCTTCCTGTTCGGGTTGATCGGACCAGTAAGTATAGCACTCCACCAGCTCTGTGAGGAATTCTGATTTCAGATTGGTCTTCTTTTTTGTTGCTTTCCTTGAAGTAGACATATGGTAGTGATTTTAAAATGCTATCTGAGGCCCTTGTTATAGACCGTTACTGTTTTGCGACGGGACTTCTTTGAAATGCCCAATTCCAGTTCCATCTTATCCTTCAGCGCCTCCATTTCGCCAAGGGAGCGAAAACGGAGCTCTTTGTCGCTGTATTTGACGAACATGGCACCGGTGGCTATTGCAGCCACGAGGTCTTCGTATTGCTTCTGTGTATAGGCCATCGCCTGACGAAATTAGTTTTTATTGATGCACACAATACCGTTGTAAGGCAATATGCAGGCAATGTGCAGGCAAGCGGTTTGATATTAGTTGGATTTTTGGTTTGTCAATGAAAAAGAAGGGCGGCATACTAATAACCAGGGCTACTGTTGATACCGCAACTATCAACAAAGAGGCTAAAACCTTTGAGGTTGTATTTGCTACAGAAAACCCAATCTTCCGCTCGCCATGGTGGAGCGACGAGTCTTTTTACGAGATACTCGTATGCGACAAGAAGTGCATGCGCACTGAACGACTTGATTCGGGAGTGGTGCCATTGCTTGACGTTCACAATAACTATACGGTCAACAACCAGTACGGCATAGTGCGTACCTGGTCCGTTAAAGATGCTGAGTGCAGGGCTACGATCCAGTATTCTTCTCAGGAGTCAAAGGCCGACATGTGGAGCGACATTGAAAACGGCATTCTCAGGAGCATTAGTGTAGGCGCAAAAATATATCAATATGAGCGCATACCTAATAGCGACCCCAAGGAAACGCCAACATACCGCGCTGTGGACTGGGAAGTGCTGGAGATAAGCATGGCACCTGTACCGCAGGACTACAAGAGCGCAGTGCGCAGCGAGAATGAGAACAACGAACACGACATTGAAATTCTTAATTATAAATCAAACAGGTCCGATATGAACCAGGAGGAAATAATTGCAGCGGAGCGTACACGCGCCACAGAGATCCGCACAGCCGTTAGGAGTGCAAATCTTGACGAGACCATTGCCGATGACATGATCACGCGTGGTATAACCATTGACGTTGCCCGCGGGGAAATAGCGGCAAAGAAAACTACTCCCGTGCCGCCAGCACCAACTAATACGGAAGATGTAGCCCGTACAGAGCGTGAGCGTGGTCTCAACATACGCACAGCGGTGCGTAAGGCCGGGCTGGAGGAAACTGAAGCTGATGACATGGTTACCCGTGGGATAACCCTGGATGCTGCACGTGCAGAAATCATCGAAAAGCTGGCAAAGAAAGACAAAGGACCGGCTAATACCGGCAGCGTCGGAGCCAGCGCAAGGGGTGATGAACGCACTCAAATACTTGGGGCGATGGCTGAAGGCATGATGCACAGGGCACAGCCCGGCAGCGTGGAACGCTTTTACGCGCTTGATCCTGCGACGGCGAACCGCAAGATGGATGTTAAGGCCCATGACTTCAAGTTCATGTCATTCCTGGAAATATCCAGGTCTATCCTGACTATGAACGGAGTACC